TTCTCCGGTGCGTTCATTGTTTTTCCCTTCCTTTCCTCAGACGTCAAGCTTCATGATGCAGATGATGTCCTCATCCCTGAGCCTGGAGCCGTCCTTCTCGGTGCTCTCCCGGATCTCCTTCAGCACATCCGCGAAATCCTCTGCCCAGATCGTGGCCGGTGCCTCCGTTTTGGATATAACCAGGTACCGCTCTGCATTTTTCTTTGCATACTGTTCTTCCATGCTATTCTCTCCTTTTAAAAATTTTTTAAAAACTGCGGCATTTTCGTTGCGGTTTTAAAATTCTTGCCCTTATTTTTTAAATAGATCCGCCGAAAGCCCGAGCCGCTTCCAGCTCATCGGGCCAACTGCGCCGTCCGGGTCAAGGCCGTGCGCCTGCTGGAACTGTTTGACCTTATCTGTGAGAGCGCTGCCCCAAATCCCGTCTACCAGGACATTGAGGCCGCGACATTTAAGAATTGCCTGCAGAAGCCATACCTCCGGCCATCCTGAGCAATGCACATCAATGACCCGCGGCGGCCACGTCTGAGGAATCGGGATACCTTCATCGTCAACGGCCTGGATCGCCGGTTCAACCGGAGGCGGCGTTTCCCCGGTGATTGTGCTTTCCACGCCGTTCTGTGATGCTGCAAGGAGGAAGTCATACCATCTTTGGGTATCTTTCCCGCGCGATACAGCTTTGTTTTCGGTATCATACGGGATCTCGTAGTATTTGCAGACAACATATCCGCATTCATAAGGATCGTTGCTGAGCGTGACCGTGCGCCATGCGCGGGTATAACTTTTGATCTCAGTAAGCATCCAGTCAACTTGCGTGACAAAATCACCGATACTGACGCCGCGGCGCCGGTGAAATTTCATCATGCCATCTTTACGATCTCCCGCCGTCCACTGACAGAGCCCATACCCGGCATCATCGGACGTGTAGCGCAGGTATTGGCCCGAATCGACCGCCGCCGTATATTGTGCGTCGTTCATTCCGAGCAGGATTTCTTTTGAATCCTCAAGGTTGGTGCTTTTGAATAGGCTTTCGGCTTCAATATTCTTGAGGATTCCGGCCACGCCTGCAAGCGTCATGCCCGCTTTGCGGCACTGTTCCGCAATATACAGGGCCTTGTTTTCAGTTCCGGTCATGTTTATCCTCCCTCCTCTCTTCCACCCTGGGCAGACGGCCGAAAACGATGATACCAGGGATCACCGCCAGCAGGCAAAGCAAGGCAAGCACGCCGGTAATAACGTATATTTTCATCACGGCGTCCCGGCCCCTCTTCCGTAGATTTTCTCCGCGATCACCTGAGCCGGCATGTTGGCCACACCGAAACTGTACCGATTCGGGATCACGTCCTCGACCTTCACGCCAAGGAAGCGGGCTATGATTTCCCGCACGTCCTTTGATTCAAGAGTGACCGTTGTTTTCATCCGATCATCTCCATCAAGGCCGTGTATTCCTCGCTTGTGAGCCGGTCAGCCGCAAGATAAACGTCCATCTTGTCCTTCAGCTCTTCCAGCTTAGCGGTCGCCTTCGCCTTCTTGTATTTCTTGATCAGAGCCGCGCAAAGATTGTAAGTGGTAGACATGGTTTACACCCCCAATTCCAGCAGGCAGAGCCTCTCTTCATGGTCTGCCGCAATTTCAAGCAGATCAATGTCTGCCTCAATCTCATCCTCTTCCTGTTCTTTCGCAAAACTGAGCCATTTTGCAAAGTTCGCCTCAACCTTGCGCTTCAGGGCATTAAAAGACAGCCCGGATGTTACTGTGTACTCATCCGCGCTGTACTCAACCCCGTTTTCAGTTGTTTCTTCCGTTATGTTCTCTCGCAAATAAGCGATTGAGCCAAACGGAAGAGGCACGGCCTCCACCTGTTCAGGCCGCTGTGAGTAATAAGTTTTTCGCCGCAATCGAAATCACCTTCCTGCATTTTTTTGGGATGATATATGGATAAACCCGTGAAACCATAAAGTTATGGCTATCACAGTGTTTCAAGATACCGATATACGACATTACGCCCTGCGCCGCGTGCACCGTCATGTTTTCTGCCGCCCGTTTCATCTTCCGGGCAATTCTGTACATGAGCGGTTTCGTGAGCAAGGTGTAGCCGGGGAAAAAGCGATAGCTGAGGAATGTGATCCCGCGCTTTTTGATGGGGAACACTTGCCAATTCCTCTTTACTGTCATCCCCAGACGTTTCACCTGCTCAATATAAAACTTCAGTGCCCGCCGTAAATGGCGCTTGTTCCGGCTCACAAACACGGTATCATCCATATAGCGAAAATGGAGCACATCCGGGAATTCACGCCGGAGCTGTAAATCCAGATACATGAGGGCAACGTTGGCAAACCAATGTGATACAGGGTAACCAATGGCAAGGCCAACGCCCGTGCTGCTCATGCTGTCCATCATTTTCTTTGCAATATCAATGAACCTTTCGTCTTTGAAAAGCCGTCTCAGGCCCGCAATTACTGCTTTGTGCGGGCAGGTTTCATAGAATTTCCGTATATCGGTGACCGCCGCCCATTTCGGCGGCTTTGCGCGGCCAAGCATCCGTTTCAAACCGTTCACCGCTCTTGTCTGTCCTGCTTTCGGGATTGAGCCGCAATTGTAGAAATAATTGACGCGCTCAATATAGGGAGTCGCAATATTCAGCCACGCCTGCATGACGGCCTGATCTTCAAGGCACGGTATCTGCAGGGGACGGGTTTTCCCTTTGTATGAGTCGCTGATAGTAGTCTCACGCGGAATGCTGAAAATGTATTCACCGCTTACAAGCTTTTCTTGCATGGCTTTTCCGTAATAATCAGCATGTTCCCCGATGTACCGGGCCATTCTGTTATCACTCTTGTTTTTTGCCATGATCTTTTCGGCCAGTATGCAGTTATCCTCAGCAACAAACCGCTCCCAAAGGTTGCCATACCGTTTTGGCATTTCTCGCGTCCTCTCTTGCCTGCACGGGGTTTCGAGATTGAACCTACTCCGCCGTGTCCCTGACCCATATACTTGCGCATACAGGCGGCAATTATTTTTACCAAGTGGTAGGGCTTGCAGGCGCTGGTGCTTCATGAATTCGAGTACCAAGAGAGGTGGCCGACCCCCGATGTTCCAGTTCGAGTTACCCGCCGTGTTGTTCCAGTTCGCATAGAACCCGTCGTTCGTACCATTGTTAGCGTTACCACCGAACAGGAGAACGGAAAAACCGGGACCCGGAGGCCGTGCACCTGCAAGCCTATAAAATTTTGCGGTGATCTCTGATGTGGTTACAAAACAGTTGCAATGTCGCTGCCGCGTCGAGCAGGGGGATTGCGATCCCCCTTGCAACCCCCTCAGGGGGATTTGAGATGAGGCCGACCCCCGATGTGCCAGGACGAGGAACCCGCCGTGTGGGAACAGTACGCATAGAACCCGCCGTACGGACCATTGTTAGCGTAACCACCGAACAGGAGAACGGTGTTGCTGCCGACGGCAACGTAATAGTAATCACCAACCGGGTCAGTAGATGAGCCCCCAACAACCGTGCAGAAAATCGGCACCGACAGGACACCGGAATAACTCAGAAATCCTAATTCCTTAATATACCCGCCTGACGCCGATAATGCAACCCCTGTGTCAATATGATTGGCCGTATTGATGGCATCATAATTGTCTGCCTCATCCGCATTTTTCGCAAGCCATACATGATTGGTGTTCGCCTGATGATATGCGCCGAGCACATAATTCCAGATGTTGCCCCAAAAGACTTCGCCGCGATAATAGCAGTCAGCTCGCCCGTTGGTGCCGATATAACCGCTCATAGAGCCGATATCTTCATCCGCTATGTTAATACGCCCATGCAATGACCAGAAGTTCGCTGTGGTCACGGTAACGGCCTCATTGAGAGTCAAAACCTTGTCTGTGCCGTCAACCTCAAACGCGGTTACATAATAAGACCCGACCTGCACACCGCCGTTGGACGTGCCAATGTCGATGATAGACCCGACAATGACAGCTCCGGCCACGGAGTTTGCAATCCTCACCTGATTGCTGTCGGTCGCATCCGCTGTGAAGTGGTCGCTGCTCTCTCTGTACATTGCAGAAACGCCATCGCCAAGCGCAGACTGACAGTTGAAATCAGCATACTCAATGATAAACATGAGGATGGACCCATCAAGGCAGAAGATGTTGTCAAGAGTCGCGCCCCAGTTCTTCGCGTATGTGTGAATTGTGCTCATGGCAACGCGTTTGCACGGCATCCCGGGCTTCGGAAGCAGGATGATCTTGTCAGCACCGTCAATCTGTCGTGTTTCCTGTATCCCGCGCCAGCGTCCGACAACATCCTCCGGGTAATGGACGTAACCGGCAAGCGGCTTGTCTGTGATATCGAAGTACCGGTAACCGTCGCCGCCGTCATAGCTTGTGCCGTAAAACTCCGGGCGATACTTCCACACGCCGTTTTCGTGGGTGTAGCTGAAATCTGGATCGCCTTCCCACGCAATGATGCAATCCCGCACGCTCTGACCGGAGGCAAGTGCACGATATGCCTCAAGGTCAATATTGCAGAGCTTACAGCCGCTCCACGGATAGATGTTATCAAACGGGTTATTGTAGTTCGCATTAATGCTGCCACGGTGCGCAAAGTTCGTCAGCGTTGTTGTGATCTGAGCGGCGCTGCCGGTCCTTTCCATGGCATGTGTTGTCTTGTTCCACCGGGCCCCGTAATGGTATGTGTTCAAGCCTTCACCCGGCAAGCCCTGCGGAATCCCAAACGTAAGATTGACGGCTCTCGTCTGCGGATCAACGGTTTTCTGTACGCTTGCCGGTGATCCGGCGGCAAGTGTGGTAGCAGATACGCTCAAATTCTGGACCGCTTCGGAAGCTGCCTCTGCATCATTCTTGGCCTGTGTGGCCGTCCCTGCAGCATCGACCGCGGTATCTTTGGCCGCCACTGCCGCCGTTTTTGCGGCATCCGCATCGGTCTTGGCCTGCGCTGCGTCGTTCTTACTCTGAAGAGCTTCGGCCGCGCTTCTCGCCGCGGCATCTGCCTGAGCTTTAGCCGCCGCTGTCTGATTTGCGCCTGCCTGGTTGACGGCCTGGACCTGGGCCGCGCCGGCCTGATTAACCGTATTGACTGCCGCGGTCTTGGCAGAGTTGACAGCCTCAACAGCACCATCCACAAGGGCCTGCGCGTCATGCTTTGCCTGCTCCGCGTCCTCTTTAGACTGAGCGGCCGCCGTTGCTGATCCGGAGGCATTTCTTTCCGACTGAGCTGCGGCACTTGCAGATCTGCCCGCCTCTGCAGCACTGTCCGCGGCGGCCCTTGCTGCGCCAGAGGCCGCGCCTGATTCTAAGCCGGCCAGATCCGCATAATAGGCAGCGTTGTTGTGATAGGTCTCATCCTCTTCTGTGACCTCTTCGCCGCCTCTGGTGCCCTTCGCCCATGCTTCCGCGTCTTTCGCGTACCCTTCTGCCTTCTCCACGCCCGCATTCAGAGCGGCCATTGTTTGATCAATAACCCCCTGCTGTGTTTCTGTCGGCTTGATGTTTGTGGGAGGCGGCTGCTGGATGATGGGGATATGCATGTGATATTCTGTCTGCCCGGAGTCCTCTGTCGGGTGCAGATAGATATAAACATCAATATCCCGCCCATCTTCAAAATACACGTCCGGAATTTCAAGGCCGTTTTCATCGCCAATCCACGGTTTTGTGTTCGGTTCACCGGTGTTGCAAATTCGGGCGGTGTAGCTGTCCGGGAGATCAAGATCATCGAATACGAAAACCTGTCCCGTATTCCATTGCCACATCCGTTTCGTCTTTTTGAAATGCTGCTCACCGAAACTGACATGAGTGATATTTGTTGCCATGGTCTGAATGTCCTCCGTTTCCTTAGTTCTTTATTCATGCATGAGGCCGACAACTATGCCTGTCTGCATTTGAGCAAGGCGAATTAGCCTTGTATATCCCTCAAAAACCCGTGTGTCATCATCAAACGACCTGGTAATCTCTTTCGTGTGCTCCCGATCTGAGAACACACCGTAAGCCGTAGACATATCTGTTCCGGTAATTTCAAACCGAAGGGAACCGTCAAGCTCACTTACGCCGATCCAATTGGCCGCAAATTCTGTGCCTTGTGCCGTAATAATTTTGATCATGTCCAAGTAACCACCTTTCTGTTGACACCGCCGATTGTGATTGTCTCAAGGCCAAGATAATGATAATTAATAGCCAGCGAGCCGGTCAGGACCGAGGAAAAGCTTGCGGACCCCTCGAAATACCCATAGAGCGTGTCGATGTTTGCTTTGTTGGTCCCTACCTGATCCAACGTCCCCTGAAAGCTTGTTTTGCCATAGCTCACAGCCTGAGAATCAATTGTCCGGTTCGTGATTGCGTAGTCATCGATCTTCTGCGACCCAAGAGAATAGTCCATGATGCGGGCGTTGTTCAGAGTGCCGGACGTGATCTTTGAGGCGTTCAGATTTTCGATGTTGGCATTGGCAACCTTCAGAACGCCATCTTCAATGGTGCAGCCGCCGATATTGCCGGATGTTGCGTTTACAACGCCATCCACACTGAGGCCGGAAGCGTTCACCAGCATCACGACGCTACCGTTGGAAATGAGTTGGAACTTGTCTGCGTCCAGATACCAACCAAAGCTTGATGCATCCCCGCCGGTTCGTGAGACTTTGGCCGCGATCTGCTGCGCCTGCAATGTCAGTTCTGATTGGACGTTTTGCAGCCGCCTTGTGAATGCTCTCTCCGCTTCCGGGATATATGGGTATTCATGGTCCAATGCTTCATCTGCGGGTGCTGCTATTGAGGCACGGCAAAGCGCATTGTATGCCATGTTCCAGGAAAGAAGCTGTGTCAAGAAAGTGCCGCCGAGGCCGTCTGAAACGGATACTGTGTCACCAAGTTCACAGGCTGGATTTATTACTGCTGATTCAGCGGCGAATGGGCGGTAGATGAAGCCTTGCATTTTTGTGAGAAGCGCGTTTGCCACCGCCTGCGTTGCGAATGGGCATTCGATCTCATACACATAGCCTGTTTCATCCCCGGCAAAGATCTCCTGATCATCGTCAATCAGGAAGCGGACGCCCGTGCAAGCCGCGAATGCCTGTGACGCGGTTAAACGGTAGGTTCCTTCGACGGGCGCGTCCTCTGTGGATTTCATGGACCAGAGCGGGATAAGACGGAGTGTGTTCGCGTCCGTGATAATGAAGTTTCCACCGTAGAGCGCCCCGATATAGCGGAGGGTTTCACGGATCGTGTACTGAGCCGGCAGCGGGACCATATAGGCGCCGGTCATAAGGGAAGTTGTCTGCGCATCCACGGCCACGCCGAGGAAGGACGCAATTTCACGAACGGTGTTAATATCGCTGTACGGCCATGCGTGGGATGTTGACGGGTATTTGACCTCGCCTTTTAGCATTGAATCATAGCATTGCAGCGTGAGAAGCCCTGTGAAGGTATTTTCAGAGCGCGTGTCCACATAGTAGACGCCTTTTGCAATCCACTCTGACTGTCGGACATCGTTCACGACGCGGAAATAAGGCCGGACCGTTGCCATGCGCGGGACCGCGCCGGATTCCACGTACAGAGACAGCGCAAGCTTGCCCGACGGGGCAAGGCCGATCTGTGGCGTTTCTGACCCGAAAGCATGTAAGCTGTTTTTTACTGACGTAAGTACGTCAATTCCATAGTCTGTGCCGCTGATATTCACCTTGACCTCAAAACGGTGAATACCTGAATAGATGGATTTATAGAGGGTGGATGTTGAATTCATGCTTTACCTCTCAATCAGCGGAAATGTCAGCCCTTTCCATAGACAAGTGCCGTCGGGGTTGACGGTGGCGCAGATGGTGGGAATGTTGTTGGAGTACATGGTCCGGGTAACGCTTCCATCTTGAGGATCGATGTAACGGACTGTCACAAACTCCGGCTTGATAGCGCCGAGAACCGCCATGGCCTCGGCGCTCTTCAGCGGGCGGCAGGTGATGTCCAGGCGTATTTTTGATGCGACGCGGCCGCGGTGCATCACGCCGTCCAGGGTGCGGCCGGCGTCCGGTGATTCGACATCTATTCTTGTCCATTTGATGCCGTCCTCGGCAATGTAGTTCAGCAGCGAAACGCCGTTGACGGTGAATCTGTATGTTGCCATAATTAACGCCCTCTTGTCCTGTCATCCTGTCTCTGGTACTTCGTGACCGCGCTGGAAATCTCTTCACCAT